TGCTACAAATGCTACACAAATAACTAACTCTGGTGGTTGGTCTGTAACACCTAGTGGATCAAAATTGTATTTCAATTACAACGGCACTAATGTGGCATCACTTGATTCTTCTGGTAATTTGATTACCTTGGCTAACGTAACTGCATACGGAACACCATAATGAAAAACGGTATAGATTTTATTTATGAATATTCAGATTTGAATCTTTTTCATACAAGAGTAAAAATTCTTACTGGAAAATATGCTAATATTGTTTTAGAGTTTGGTGGTTCTGGCATAGCAATATGCGGTGAACAAAATCTTTTTAATTTTGACTATATTCTTTATGAAGTTCCAGATCAATTTTATGGTCCTAAATTAAGAAAAGAACAAGAATTTAATGAATTTTTGGCATATCTTTTAGTTGATGTAATTGATACTAAAAACCATGATCCGTTAGAAAAACAAAAACACCAACAAGCTGGAAGCGCAAAAGGTGTAAGTTCTAACACTATTAAAATTGATCCTAAATTTTATTCTAAGGTATTAGTAATATGACAATGAACTCTTCTGGACCAATTAGTTTAGCTGGTACAACGGCTGGACAATCAATTGAAATTGAAAATGGTGGTAATGGTACTACCATGATTAGTCTTAACGATACTGCTGTAAGGTCTTTAGCTGGGGTAACAACGCCAGGCAGTACCATTATTATGCCAACCAATTTTTATGGTAAATCAAATACTGTAACCATTAGTTATACATTTACTACAAGTACAGTAAATGCTTCATTAAATGTAAGTACTATTAGTGGTTACTCTGCTGGTAAATCTATTATTACGGTTACTAATAATAGTGGTATTTATTTATGGGCAAATTCTATTTCTAACTATGGTCTTACTTTAACTGGCGGTACTACTGGAGACACAATAACTTTAGTAAACAATGGTTATATTATGGGTCAGGGTGGTACGGGACAACCAGGTCATAATGGAGGAAACTGCGCTGGTGGTCCTGGTGGTCCAGCATTAAATGTTGCTGGTATTGGTATAAGTTCAATTACCGTTAATAACACTAATGCTTCTGCTTATATAGGAGGTGGAGGTGGTAGTGGTGCAAACTGGGCATCTGGTGGTGGTGGTGGTGCTGGTGGTGGTACTGGTCAAACATCAAGATCAGGGTCAGGAACAGGAGCTGGTGGTGGTATAGGTGCTAAAGGTTCAAACGGACCAAATTGCTCTTGTTCTTCTGGCGGTGGCGGTGGCGGTAGAATATTCCCAGGTTGTGGTGGTGGTGGAGGAGGATGCAGTAGTGGCGGTGGTGGTGGTGGTGCTGGTGGTGGCGGTGGATGTTGTTCTGCTGGTGCTGGTGGTGCTGCAAATGCTGCTGGGGGCGGGTTTTCTAATCACTCTGCTGCGGGTGGCGGTGGTTGGGGCGCTGCCGGCGGTGCTGGAAATTCTTGCGGTAGTTCTGCACCCGGTGGTGCTGGTGGTAAAGCAGTTAACCTTGGTGGAAAATCAATTACTTGGACTTCAGGCAATACAACTAGAGTATGGGGAGCGGTTTCATAATGGATATTTACCAAACTACTAATATTGAAGAAAAAAAAGTATATTATTTTGTCCCTGATGAAGCAACTAAAACCGCTGGTGAAGCAATCGGTATCCCAAATTCAATATGGGTTGTTGGTGATTTAACAGTTGCCAATGAACAGTTAGCTATAAATCAAACTGATTTTTTAAATGATCCAGCTACTGCTGTGCATTTTTCTTGTTTAAAATGTATTGGACAAGATGATGAAGGACATAATATTTGGCAAGCGTGTGATTTGGCTACAGAAACACCTAATGACAGTGTTTTATATGAATTATTTTGTGATGTAGTTCCCGGATTTCAAACCGCAATTGGTTTAGATCAAGCTAATTCAGTTTTTGCAAATGAACAACAATCTTTGTTAGTATGGATAGGATTAAACGAAGTAATAACTTTGAATAAATTACCACCAAAACCAAAACCATGAACCAAAAACAAGATGTAATGGAAGAATTTGTTTACTTTCCAACTATTATTAACAAGATTAACAAACCTGAGTTTTTAGAATCAGTTAAATTAGTTGCTAATGAAAGTTTAGAAATATACCGTAAAAACATTGATTTTAACGAAACGTATCCAGTTGTAATGTCTGGTAATTTAGATGGCGACCCAAGAATTATGGATTTTGCTAACTATGTTGCACAAACTGGATGGAATTTACTTAATGAATGGGGTTATGAAGTTACCAACTATAGGACATATTTTACTGAATTATGGTGTCAAGAACATAGTAAACACTCTTTAATGGAGCAACATCTTCACCCAAATGCTGCAGTCGTTGGTTTATATTTTTTAGAAGTGCCAGAGAATAGTAGTCGTTGTATTATCCACGACCCGAGGATTGCCAAAATTAGTACAGATTTAAATCAAAAAGATGTTAGCAAAATTACTAATGCTACTAGTATTGTTAACTTTGAGCCTAAAGAAGGGGATTTATATTTTGCTCCTGCTTGGTTAGCACATTCATTTGGTCGTCATGCTTCTGATAAACCGATTAAATTTATTCATTTTAATATTGCTGTTAGAAGTCTTATTTTACCTATGTGCTCTACTCAAACAGAAGTAATATGAACAAGTATCGTATACGCTTTAATAAAAGCAGAGGGATGCCTGGACGAGGAACTTCTGAGCATGTATGGCGTGTGTTTGAAGGTGAAAAAGAATATTTAGTTAAAAACTTTAAATTAAATGTATCGTCTGAAAGCGAAAAAGAAACAAACAGTGAAGATTGGAATGTAGTTTGTTATGGATATTTAACTATAGATAGAGAAACTTCAACTGCAATTATTAATGGAGAAATTTAATATGGCTGATCAAACCTATATTGAAACTGCAAAAGAAGTAGCTGGTAAAGCTATTGGTAAACATGGTTTAATTTATATCACCATTATTGTTATTGTTGGTGTTGGCGCATCTATTGTGCTTGAAGAATCTAAAATGGCAGCTGTGATGGGTCTATTAGGTGCTTCTTTAACAGCGTTAATTTCCATGCTAAACAATGTAGCTGGAGCTAATGATAAAGAAGAAAAGCCTGAGTTTGAAATTATGAAAGAACTTATTTCTAGATTAGATAGCATGGCTGATCGTGACCCTATGTCAGTAAACGTAGATGGTGAAAAGGTTACGGTTCGTAAAGGTAGTAACGAAACCCAAATAGGAAAATGATATGGAATGGCTTAAACAAATTGCACCTACTATTGCTACTTGCCTTGGTGGTCCTCTTGCTGGCTTGGCTGTATCAGCGGTATCAAAAGCCTTGGGAATAGATGAGTCTCAAGTACAAGACACCATAGATAGTGGCAAATTAAATTCTGACCAGATAGCCTCTATCAAACAAGCTGAGATTGAACTACAAAAATCAGCTCAAGAGTTAGGTTTGAACTTTGAACAGTTAGCTGTTCAAGACCGTGCTTCTGCTCGTGATATGCAATCTCAGACTAAATCTATTGTTCCTCCTATATTGGCTTTTGGCGTTACTTTAGGGTTCTTTGGTATTTTGTTTGGTCTAATGACTGGCAAAGTGGATTCAACTAATCAAGCTTTAATGATTATGTTAGGAAGTCTTGGCACTGCTTGGGTATCAATTATTAGTTTTTATTTTGGAAGTTCTGCTGGTTCTCAAGCTAAAGACAAATTAATTTATAACGCTACTCCAACCAAATGACATACGACCAACTAGATGCATTAGGAATTGACCATAAATGGCTAGGCCCATTGGAAGAGACTTTTGCTAAGTATGATATTTCTACGCCACAACGCCAATCTTCTTTTATAGGACAATGTGCTCATGAATCTGGGAATTTTAGAATTTTGGAAGAAAACCTTAATTACTCCGCTACTCGACTTATGGCTGTTTGGCCCAGTAGATTTCCTAGTCTCGATGTGGCTGAGCAGTATGCAAACAACCCCGAAAAGTTAGCTAACAAGATATATTCTGGGCGCATGGGTAATGGCAATGAAGAATCTGGTGAGGGGTATGCTTACAGAGGAAGAGGTCTTATACAAATGACTGGTAAGGAAGCGTATGCAAACTGCGGATCTGGTCTGGGTATGGATTTTATCGGGAATCCTAATTGGTTGGTTGATCCTAAATATGCGTCTCTAAGCGCTGGCTGGTTCTGGAACAAAAAAGGTCTAAACAGCTTGGCAGACGTACAAGATTACGAGACAATGACTAAAAGAATTAATGGTGGCTTAAATGGTCTAGATGACCGCAAAGCTAAAATTGCTAAAGCACTATCCGTATTAGGGTAATCCCGTATGCCATTACAGAAATTACAATTTAGACCTGGTCTTAACCGAGAAGGCACTATCTACTCGAATGAGGGTGGCTGGTATGACGGGGATAAAATTCGATTTCGTTCTGGTTTACCAGAAAAAATTGGTGGTTGGACTCAGTTTTCTTCTAATCAGTTTTTAGGTATTTGCCGCTCTCTTTGGGTTTGGTTAGATGGTGACTTAGGTGCTGGCTCATTATATGTAGGGCTTGGTACAAATTCTAAATACTATATCTACTTTGGTGGCGTTTATAACGACATTACTCCAATTATACAAACAGATACTATAACGTCTGTTGCTGGAACTATCTCAACAGTAAGCGGTAGCCCAGTAGTGACTATTACTGATACTTCTTACTCACCTTCGGTGGGTGATTATGTT